CTGAATATGCTGGCACTGGCGCATCAACACCATTCACTTTCATGTGTAAAACAGCAGCTATTCCAGCCTCTTCAATTGGTTCGGTAGAGGTTCAATATTTTGGTCGTACATTAAAATATGCTGGAAATAGACCTACTTTTCCAGATCTCAATGTCACAATCATTAATGATGAAGATTTTGTTATTCGTACAGCATTTCAAAAATGGTTGAATGGCATTAATAGTCATGCATCCAACTTGCAATCAGCTCCTGCTGCTTTGGGACTAGGTTACAAAAGAGATGCAAAAGTGACACAGTTTGCTAAAAATGGTAGGGCTTTAAAGAGTTACAATTTCATTGGTGTGTTCCCAACAGAACTGAGTGAAATCGCTTTAGATTGGAGTTCAAATGATACCATTGAAGAATATACTGTAAACCTTTCTTATCAATGGTGGGAAGCTGACGACGGTAGTACCGATAGAACTGCTATTACTGCTACTGGTGAATAAACAATAGGGGCTTCGGCTCCTATTGTTTTCTAATATAGGATGATAAACTGATGGCTGTAACATTATTTGGTTTTACTTTAGGTAAAAAAGATATTGTTCAGGTTGAGAAACCTGAACAAGCTTCTTTCACGCTTCCAACAGAGGCGCTTGATGATGGTGCTGTTACCATCACACAGAATGCCCATTACGGCACATATGTTGACTTAGAAGGTTCGGTTCGTAATGAACTGGAACTAATTACTCGTTACCGTGAAATGTCAAATCACCCTGAATGTGATATGGCTATTGATGAAATCGTTAATGAGGCAATTACTCATGCAGGTGATGGTACTGTTGTAGATATCAATATGGATAATCTAAAACAACCAGAATCAATCAAAAAGAAAATACTTGAGGAGTTTAAAAACATTCAAAAGATGTTAAACTTTTCAAATTTGGCTGATGATTTATTCAAGCGCTGGTATATTGATGGTAGAATTTATTATCAAGTAATTGTTAATGATAAGAATCCTAAAGATGGTATACAAGAATTAAGATATGTTGACCCACGCAAGATTCGTAAGGTGCGTGAGATTCAAAAAGATAGAGATCCAAAAACTGGTGCTCAGATTATTAAATCTACAGCCGAATATTATGTGTATAATGATCGTGGCACAACAACACAAACATATACATCAGGTGTAAATCAAGGTTTAAGAATTGCACCAGAAACAATATTAAATGTTAACTCTGGTTTGATGGATGCAAAGAACACTTTTGTAATCTCTTACTTACATAAAGCAATTAAGTCACTCAATCAATTAAGAATGATTGAAGATGCTGTTGTTATTTACCGTTTATCAAGAGCACCAGAACGCCGTATATTTTATATTGATGTAGGTAACTTACCAAAAGGTAAGGCTGAACAATATATGAAGTCTATTATGACACAGTATCGTAACAAGTTAGTATACGATGCTAATACTGGTGAAATTCGTGATGAGCGTAAACACCTTTCAATGCTAGAAGATTTTTGGTTGCCTCGTCGTGAAGGTGGTAAAGGCACAGAAATTACTACATTGCCTGCTGGACAAAACTTAGGCCAGATGGAAGATGTTCTATACTTCCATAAGAAACTATTAAACTCATTGAATGTACCAATCTCCCGTCTTGATCCACAAGGTGGCGGTATCATGGGTATTGGTAGAGTTTCAGAAGTCACCCGTGATGAAATTAAGTTTAGTAAGTTTGTTGCTAGACTGCGTAATAAATTCTCTCGTATTTTTGACGATGCCCTTCGTATTCAATTATCATTGAAAGGTATTTGCACTATTGAAGAATGGGAAGAATTTAAAGAGGCCATTTCTTATGACTTTAAGAAAGACAATAGCTTTACCGAAATGCGTGATGCAGAAATTATGCGTGAGCGTATTTTAACAGCTACTCAAATTGATCCATATATTGGTCGCTATTACTCATCAGCATGGGTTAAGAAAAATGTTCTTCGTATGACTCAAGAAGAAATTGATGAGATGCAAAAAGAAATTGAAGCAGAAGGTGAACTGGCTGGGCCTGTTCTAGGGCAACAAGGTCAAGAACAAGGTGGCCAACCACAAGAGCCAATTGACAATACTGTTGAAAATGGTGATGCCGAATCACCTACTCCGCAATTAGATGATGCGGTAAACAAATTTAACTTTAATAAGACTAAATAAGGTATAATAGGAGATTTTTATGTCAACATCAATATTTATTGAACAACTAGCGGCAGGCCATGCAGCTGATGCTAAAGAAACATTATCAAACTTGTTATCTGCTCGTGCATTTGAAGCACTTGATGTTCGTAAGCAAGAACTAGCATCAACACTATTTGGTGGTCAAGTAGAAGAAGAAGTGGAACAGATTGAAGAAGGTACAATGACGGGTATTACTCTTGGTGCAAAAGTTAAAAATAAACAAGGTGGATACAATCAAGATGTTCACCATAAAGGTGAAAAGATTGGTCATATTGAAGCGTATAAGCACCGCACAGGAATGAGATATGGTTCACACCATGATGCTTCTGGCGATGGATCAGCAGGTAACAGAAGTCCTGAAGAATCTATTGATGATATAAGATTTTCACACGCTCAACATCTAAAAGATAATAGAGTTAAAAAAGAAGAAGTGGAACAGATTGAAGAAAATGTTCCAGATGGATATCAAGATCGTGATGGAAGACTTATTCCAAAAATTCATCCAACAATGAGTGCTCACGACCACGGTTACGATTATACCCATGCAACAATTGAAGATGCTCCATCAAAAGCTTCAATTAATAGACAACATAAAGAAATTTTAAAAGATAATCCACATCCACAAGGTAGTAAAAATCATAAAGATTGGGAAGCAGGAACACATAAAGCTAAATCAGATGTGTTAAAAGGCAATAATTAATAAATGAAATCGCTTCAAGACTTTAAAACCATTCTAACGGAAGAAGAAAAGTCAGACTACACAAAGTTTGATGCTCTTGTTCGTGCTGGTCTTGCCAATAAGGCACAGATTCAGCGTATGCATAAGATATTGGATAAGATGGGTGAAGAACGCCCACAATTCACTAATGCTGATAGAATGATTATTCAAAATTTGTTTACTAAGATGGTAGATTTGATTACCAATAATAAACAAATTTATAGTCAAACACGCCGTGCGGTGAGAGAAGATTTAGAAGAAGGTATTGTAGATACTTCGGATTATAAACTTGGTGCCGCTGGACAAAAAGTTAGGGCACATAGAGTTAAAGTTGGAGATACTGCACCACAAGTTGGCGGTATGGCACCTGAGGTTGGTGATGATGCAGAGCAAGATCAAGATAGAACAAAAAAACTTTACAAAGAAAACATTGATTCGCAGGCCTTGCCATTTGTTTTAGTTCTTCGCCGTAAAGCTGTTCGTATGTATCCTGAGGGTACAAGAGTTGCTTTATATTATAACGAAAGATTGAATCGCTACTTTTCCGTTCCATACAGTTCAGAATCATTAGCTAAAGCTCCAATTCAGGCAGAAGAAGTTACAACACAGATACAACATGATGACGGAACTGTTAGTGAAGTTGATGCCAAAACTATATCTATGTTGATGGATGTATATGATGGATTAAATGAACAGAATAGAACTAAGTTTATTGCTATGGTTGAAGGTTCAACAGAAGAATTAAATAAAGCTATTGAATTTGCCTTAAAGATAGAAAAATGAATCTTGTTGAATTAATTGTTGCTAACAGGTTAACTGAAGCTAAACAGTTAATTTTTAATCGTCTTGATGAACATTTTGAAGAAAAGTTAGAAGAAGAAAAACAGTTTATTGGCAGTAATATATACATAGAGTCTGATGAACCAATTGAAGAAGCTTCTCCTAATGTAATAAAAATTGGTAGAATTAAAAAGATTCGTAGAAGAATTCGTAGAAATAAAAAAGGCCGTATAATTGTTCAGAAAAATATACGAAAGTCGGCTATAAAAGGATTTAGAATTTCAGGTAACAGAGTTGTTCGTATACCTGCAATTCAAAGAATACAGAAGTCTAGAAAATTAAAAAGGTATTGGAAGACAAAAGGTAAATCTAAATTGCGTAGAACATTACTCAAAAGAAAAATGTCTTTAAGACGCCGAGCATCCATGGGGATAAAATAAAATGCCAATAGAAATTACAAATTCATTAAGAAGTTCTTCACTCATTCGTGT